TTTTTTGTAGGCTATGAAGATTACGAAGGTCAGAGATATGTAAAGGTGCTTGGGGGCAACACTGACAAGCGTGTTGATATTGGATACTTTCCAACCAAAATCGTTTTGGGCTACCGAGAACCTCTACAGAACTGATATCTCTTGACAAACTAACCTTTCGATAGTATAATATTTGAACAATAATAACTATAAGGGGTTATATGTTAATGACTATCGTAACAGGAGCAATGTATCTAGCAGAAGCTACTACACCGGCTCCCAAAGCAAGAGTTCATAAAACATACAAGGCGCCTATTCATAAGTTGTGTGATGGTTGTGATCCTAATTGGAAATCAACTATTACACCTATTCCTGAATTAACTGACGCAGATGCTAAGAAGATCAAGGACAGATTGGATAGGAAATTTAAAGATGATAAAGATCCACATAGCGATATGTGGGACAAGGACTGGATTAAGAAATGAACGACAAAGACGTATTCGAGTATAACAATGAAGAAGAAGCCGAAATGGCTCAGCTTCATTCTATTCATTTACATTTAAATGCGATCGAGGCAGTACGTGCTAAGATGCCGCAGGGGCCTAGCCTAGAAGAATGTGAAGAGTGCGGAGATCCAATCCCTAAAGAACGACAAGAAGCAGTAAAAGGTGTCACTATGTGTATCTACTGCCAAGAACGTAGCGAGAAATTAAGCCGTCTCAAAGGTAATCCACAATAATGTAAAGGAACAAACATGGCACGAGGGCGAGATCAGCTCAGCGAAAAGCTGGAACGTATTATGGTCCAAAGTCAGCTGATGGGGCTGACGACTGGTGACATGATCAAGATTGCGAACCGTATGCGAGCACTCGATGCGGAACGTGATTTTAAAACCAAAGTCAACGAAATCACCGCGGGCATGTCTTGGACTAAAGTAGGTCCAAAAGAATATGACGTAACTGATGCCAAAGGTTTAAAGTATTCTTTCCGTCCTGCTAAGAAAAAGAAAGGTCAGGGCTGGTACAATGAATACTGGGACATTGTGGTAACACATCCTGGTACTCGAATGAAGCCAAAAGAATACCCTAGCCAAACACTGTCTGTAGACTACAACGAAAAAGTTCGACTGTGTCCCGATAAAGACAAGTTACTTTATCGTATTCTGTTTAACCTCTATCGGCGACGCTGGCAATAACAAAGGAATTACTATGCCATGGATCCAGAATTGTGCGGCAGATGACATCCCAAAAGGATTTCATGTTGCTGTAGGAGAGAATTCAATGCTGATCCAGATCATGGATACAGCTACAAGCTGGTGGCCAACTCCAAAGCATCGGTTCAAAGAAGTTCATCGTTTTGAATTTCTTGATGTAGAGGAAACTGATCACGTCGATGACGAAGTAATGAAGTGTAGCCAAGCACAGGCCAATGAGCTGGTCCGCTTGCTACAACACGCATTAGACAATCGCATGGATGTGATCGTTCACTGTTTTGCTGGCATCTGCCGTTCAGGCGCTGTCTGTGAACTAGGGGTAATGATGGGCTTCCAAGATACTGAAAGATTCCGACAGCCTAATCTGCTAGTTAAAAATCGCATGATGAAAGCTCTAGGTTGGACCTATGATGGAGAAGAAGATGTTCATTGATAAGACAGACATTGAAGAGATCTTAATGATCATGAATAAGTTTCCGGAAGCCAAGAACTTTGAACTGGTCGAAGAAGGCGGAAGTGGCATTGGTACTGTGGTAACCCTTATTATACATACAGAAGTCAATGGCATAGTTGGGTCTTTTTCCACTGAGATTTCTGGTATAGAGGATTGGTAATGACAGATCGAGTTATACGTAATGGAAAAGTTGCTGTGTTATACAGTCCAGGGTTCGGTGCCGGTTGGAGCACCTGGGCGCATGGCGATGAAGCCAAGGATGTATTATTTGATCCCATGATAGTCGACTGTGTGGAAAAAGGAGAGATGGAAAAACTAAAGACCTATATGGTACTTCGTTATCCGGATTTCTATATAGGAGGTTTAGAGGACCTGACTATCGAATGGGTTCCTGTGGGAACACTGTTTAAAATCAATGAATACGATGGCAATGAGTCTATCGAATTCAAAGAAAACGATCAATGGTTTATAGCATAAAGAAAGGAGAGCAGAATGCCTAGCGTATTTTTAGTTAGCGACACGCACTTTGGACACGCTGGCGTCTGCCGATTCATGCGCAGCGATGGTGTTACAAAGTTGCGTCCTTGGGACAATCCTGAGGAAATGGACGAAGCCATGGTCAAAGCATGGAACGAAAGAGTTAAACCTACCGATAAGGTTTATCACTTAGGCGATGTGGTTATAAATCGCAAAGCCTTGAAGACTTTGGGCCGCTTAAACGGTGACAAAGTATTGATACGTGGTAACCACGACATCTTTAGAGATGACGAGTACCGCCAGTACTTTCGTGAGTTGCGAGCGTATCACGTAATGAACGGAATGATCTTGAGCCATATTCCGATCCATATAGATAGCTTAGGTCGGTTTGGTGTTAACATCCATGGCCACTTACACGCAAACAGGGTCATGTGGTACGATCAGTTTGAGTGTAAGGATGTGTTAGACCCACGCTACCACTGTGTATGCGTGGAGCAGACACCAGACTTTGCTCCTATCTTGTTTGAAGATGTGATCAAACGCATCAAAGACGAAGGTGGAGAAGTAGGATTTAAGAACGGCAACGGTCCTACTATGTAAGCTATCCAACTCTAAAGGAGCCTTCGGGCTCCTTTTTTTTTGACTTTTTTATCAAATCAATAAATACGCATATAATTTCAAGGAGATATATTATGTTGTTGCGCCTCGGGGATCCCGATTTTAAATCTGATTGGTTACAGTTCTTAACACAGGATCCTGTACACCCACATATCCCCGTAGAAGATAGGCTACAGGATGGACGCACTGTGTTCGCTCTCACTGGCGGAGGCAATCCAGAAGCCATGGTTTGTGCTAAACTTACCGACCATATGAGCAGAACCATCAATGAAATCCTAAGTCCGGGACAACAAGAGTTAGTAGCTATGTTCTATACCGTGTTCCGTTTGCCAGGCGCAGCTGGCGGAGTCGGTGCTGACATCATAAATGAAGCCATTAACTATTGTCGCCAACAAGGTGTTAAACAGTTATATACTCTAAGTCCAATCCCATCACTGAGAAAGAACTTTGCTGAGATACCAACCGAAGATGAAATCAGAGAATACCTCGAAGCCAAGAGAGATCCTGTAGCTCGTTTCCATCTAGGCAATGGTGCCAAATTACATTCTATCAACTTCAACGCAGACAACAGCGCCAAGCGCATGGATGAAAGTTGGGGTATCATGGTCAACTACAACTACACCAATCGTAATTGATTTTTTCAATAAGCGTTATAGAAATATTTTTTGGAAAATCTATTGATTTCGCTTGATTAATAGTTTAAATAAATGTACAATAAGAACATAGAGACTTGTTCTTTAGTTTTCAACACACACAAAGGAGACATTATGAAAACAGTTGGTGATAAGATTGAGCATTTTGTAGTAACAGGCGTCCGTCCAGGACAACCAGAAGATGCTTTTTTCAATATCGATGAAACATCATTCATAGGTAAGTGGAAGGTGATCGCATTTTATCCAAAGGACTTCACATTCGTTTGTCCTACAGAAATTGTAGCATATGACAAGTTGAATCAAGACTTTGCTGATCGTGACGCAGTATTGCTCACAGGTTCAACAGACAATGAGTTCTGTAAGGTCAGCTGGCAGAAGGCACATAGTGATCTACAAAAGATCACACATACACAGTTCGCTGATACACAGCGTGGTGAGTTGAGTCTAGCTGAACAGCTAGGCGTGTTCTATGCCCCAGCAGGTGCCGCACTTCGCGCAACATTCATCGTTGATCCAGACAACGTTATCCAACACGTTACTGTCAACAACTTGGATGTAGGCCGTAGCCCAGAAGAAACTCTGCGTATTCTTGATGCGCTTCAGACTGGCGAGCTTTGTGCTTGTAACCGTACCATTGGTGGAGAAACACTATAATGGCATTCAACGACGCTATCAAAGAAGCGTTGCCAGACTACGCAAAGGACACCAAGTTAAATCTTGACTCTGTCCTTTTGCGTAGCACATTGGATCCAGATGTTGCTATGGGTTGTGCTGTAGCAGCATTGGCCGCAACTGGTAACGGTAAAGTGCTTGCCGTATTATTGGCAGACGCACCAGTACACGCAGACGCTGCCATGACAGCAGCTTCAATCATGGCACAGAACAACGTATGGTATCCATATGTTGAAATGGCAGATGACGAACAGTTAAAAGGCTTGCCAGCACAGTTACGCATGAACGCTATTGCGTCACATGGCGGAACCACAAAGGCCAACTTCGAAGCATTTAGTTTGGCAGCTAGCATCGTTGGCAAGTGTCACTTCTGCGTTAAGGCACACTACGAAACACTCAAGAAGGAAGGCTACACAGTAGAAAACCTTCGTGATATCGGTCGTATCGCAGCAGTAATGAATTCAGTAGCAAAGGTTTTAAACTCGTGAGCTTTTCAATCAGACTAGATCAATTTAAGAGCAAAGGTAAAGGTCCTAAGGGAACCTCTTACACTAGCCTGGGTCGCAATCAATCCGACACAGTAAACAAAGAGATCAAAGAAAGACTTGACAAGATTGAAGCTCAGCTGGAAGCGATTTTAGCTAGGCTCAATCAATGATTTTCACTATGTGAAAACTGGTATTTTCCTGTTATTATAACGATACATACAGTTACACAGACAGTATGAAATTTCTATAAAGGAGAACTACTATGTGGACCAAACCAGAAGCAATCGAAATGCGCTACGGATTTGAAGTTACAATGTACGTAATGAATCGTTAATAGATTCTATAAACAAAGCCCGCTTCGGCGGGCTTTTTTTTGATCACAAACTAATTACAGTATTAAGGAGACCATATGTTAGAATGTTTAATCTTAGGAGACAGCATAGCAGTCGGAACCATACAGGCACGCCCAGGCTGTGTCGAGATGGCCAAAGGTGGAATCAACAGTTGGCAATGGAATAAGACATACAGTGATCGTCCGGCATTAGACGGAATGGATTATAAATCAGTGATCATCAGCCTGGGATCAAATGATCATAAAGGCGTTAATACCAGGAAAGAAATAGAAGATATCAGAAATAAGGTACAGGCAAAGAAAGTATTTTGGATCATGCCTGCTATAAAACCAGAAGTACAAGCGATTGTAAGACAGGTAGCTGAAAGATATGGCGACACTATCATACCAATTACCAGTTTGAGCAAAGACGGTGTCCATCCTACAGGTACAGGCTATAAAGAGATAGCCAATGCTACCAAATAGTATTGACAAACGTAATAGTAAGTTTTATAATAATATTGTGGCCGTCAGTGGAATATGGTAGACCTCCGGCTCGTTGGGAAACGATGCTTGGGTTTGGGGCAATGTCTTAGACACCGCCTCTGTAGGTTCGAATCCTACCGGCCACACCATTTTATACAATAAGTATAAAACAAAGTTTAAGGATAGTCCATGGCTAAGCTAACAGAATTTTTTAAAGCAGATCAACAATATGATCTTGGCACCGTAGTAGTATTTGGAGGCGATGCCGAGATTACCAGTTCCTCCGATTGGGAACAATCATCCGTTGCCGGTGTAGTATTGGGTGGCAATCAATCAAAGACAGAAGTAGTTATCCTAGGAGTAACTGACTGCCAAGTAGTTGGCGTAGTTAATCCGGGTGATCTTCTAGTGACTACTGATAGACCAGGGGTAGCAGCAGTTGTCCCAAGCATTCCAGATTTTGACGGAGGCACAGCGTCTAACACAGTAGGCACGATAGTAGGAAAGGCCATAGAGTCTTTCAATGACGTAGATCCAGGAACTATTAAAGTTCTTGTTTCATTAGAATAATATCAAGGAGAATTATATGTCAACAGTACAACAAATTACAGATGCGGTAGCCGCATGGAAAACAGAAGATGATAAATTTACCGCAGGTAATGGTGCTGCTGGTACTCGCGCTCGCAAGGCGTTAGCAGAAGTATCAAAGCTAATCAAGGCTCGCAGAAATGAAATCACGGCAGAAAAGAACGCCCGCAAAGAAGCAAAAGCAAAGTGATCTAAACGACATGAGCACAACTTACGTCTCAAGTCCCTGTGTAACTACTACTGCTGCTACATCAACTGCCGGGTATACGGTAGGTGGTATCGGTAGTAGTTGTTACCCTAATGTAGGTAATATTACTATTAATGGTTCCGGAAGTTCAGGACAATATTTTACATCGTCAGGAACATGGGCCAATCCTATCTACACAACAACAATAGGTACATCAACTACTAGCCCTAGTATTAGAGTTACAGGTGATGCTGACTTCGACGGCAATGTCAAGATCAAAGGTCACGACATAGTCAAGTTGTTAGAGAAGATGGAAAGCCGGTTGGCTATCTTAATGGATCCTGATCCCGAAAAGCTAGAGAAGTTCCAGGCTCTTAAAAAGGCCTATGACAACTACAAGCTATTAGAAAAGCTCTGCGTAGAAGAAAAGAAAGAAGACTAATGTGATCAAGGTCTACGACGATCTTATACCTCAGCATCTCCAAGATTACTTTGAGATGGTAACACTAGGTAAGTCTAGTGAGGAATTGATTCACCCAACAGTCGACTTTAAATGTAAGTATGAGACCACAGCGTACGAAGCTGAAAGAGAATATGCTCCGATCAGCTTTGTACATGTGCTCAGATCTAATACAGCACTAAGTCCTCATTTAGAAAACTTCAGTTTGATTCCTATGGCTGCTTGCCAAGAGAACAATCTAATATTAAGAAATATTGTAGTAGCTAGGATATTCATTACCATGCCCTACGATACTACACTTGAACACTATGCTCCACATGTTGATTACCCCGGTGAACACACAGTCTGTATCTATTATGTAAATGATGCTGACGGTGACACTGTGTTCTTTGACAAGGCTGGAAAAAATATCATACAGCGTGTCACACCCAAGAAAGGTCGTGTGGTTCTTTTTGATGGAAAGATCTTACACGGTGGCGGCATACCAAAGAATGGTCCAAGATGTATCGTGAACTTTGATCTACACACATGACAGAATTAAACAAATTTTGTGAAAACTACGAAGTAAAAATCGTAAGCGACAGCGGACGCTATGCTCGATATCGTCCACCTGTATTCTTTTCAGATCCAGACCGTGCTGATATCGTTCGCAATGATGTCATAGACTATCACACCGAAAAACTCTATACCCTACAGATTCCTGAAAGCAGATTGAAAACTCTTGTGGATATGGAGAAGCGTTTCTTTAATAACTT